CACATGGGTGGATATGGGCAGGTTCACTGCCGGGTCAGGGGTGGCGCTGGGGGAGATCGTGTAGTGAATCTCCATGACTGCCTTGAACGTATGGCCGCACTCGTAGTTGGTGCAGCAATAGATGAAAGTGCGAGTCAGCGCGCTGGTTTCAAAGCTGGTGCGCGAGTTGCAAGGCGACTTGCAATGAGGGCAGCGCAGGCGGGTTCTGTCACGCGGAATGCTCTTGGGCTTGCGGTCAAGGACCAGCGGCGGCTGCTTCTTGGCGGGCGCGTTAGCTTGACCGTTCGCGGTGTTACAGCCTTGCCCGGTTTGTCCCACAGCCTGCGGCTCCACCACGCCCATGCTGACCTTACGCACGCCTACGCCCAGGGCAGCCTGCGCAAAACTACGATGCGCCTGCAGACCGGGCTCTGCATTGAAAGGATCGTTTTCGACCATGGGCACCTCATTCATAGCTGACAGCACCCACTGCGGGCGTGGCCACAGCGCGCTGCTGTATGCGTTGGCGGTAGATCGGCATGCCCATGCGAAACACGGCCCGCGCAAAGTTGCCGGGGCGGCGCGATTCGTTACGGGCCATTTCTTCCACATCGGCCTGCTCAGCAGGAGGCAGGCGCATGGCAATCGGCTTTTCATTGACCAGACCACTGGCGGCCTGCCAGCGGCTGCGGGCAGGCTGGGCCACATCAGCCTGCAGTGTCAGAAAGCCTTGCTCGCGGTACACGGCCAGACCTAGCAGGTAGACCATGCGCGCAAAGTTGCCTGCAGGCCTGTCCTCTGCGCGGGCCAGTTGCAGCACTTCGTCCAGCTCTTGCTGGCCCAGGCGGATGGCAATGGGCTTGTCCACAGAGGCACTGACCAAAGCGGAGCGCTGGGATGTCTGCAGGTTGGCAGTGGTGGTCATGTACGATGAGAACTGAGATTTACAACGTAAGCAGAATCATTGCTGAATATTTTCAGCATGTCAATAGATGATTGTCGAAACTTTTAAACAAATCGGCGAGCGACTGAGGGAAGAGCGCACGCGGATTGCTTACTCCCAGATAGCTTTCTCGGATGCATGTGAAATCAACCGGGGCACGTTATCGAACTGGGAAAAGGGCGATCAGACGCCCTCAGCAGCTGCACTAGGCGTAATGGCTACCCTGGGTGTAGATGTGCTCTACGTGGTCACGGGACAGAGGGCCAATGCATCGGAAAGCACGCTTGCACCCGCTGAGCGTGAAATGCTGCAAGCGTGGCGTAACAGCACCTCCGAAGGCCGTGCTGCCCTGGAAGCTGTTGCGAAGCTCGCTTTTTCGTCAGAACAGAAAGAGAAGTAGGTAAGAACCGACTTTCGGGCTGACGGTCCAGAGAGACTGCAGCCCAATATAAGAGGGGGGAGTGCAATGCTGGTTTTAGAGAACGCTCGTTCAGCACAGCGAGGTCTTTTCGCAGCCTTGGGCGTTGCTGTATTGTGTTTGCTCGCAGGTTGCTCGCAGCAGGACGGCAGCAATGCCGGGGCAACCGAGCAAGCGCTGCGCGCGGCCCACCTGGATGAGGCCGGAATGATCGCCGCCGTGGGACGCCCTGTGGTCAGCGAAACCCGTCTCAATGATGGCAAGGGCTATAGCTTCCTTACCGACAAATGCGGCAAGAGCGTGTGCGGGCCGGATTTCGGCCTTGAATTCCGCCGCGGCCGCGTGAATGTGTATTGGGAGTTTTTCAGGGACGACGACGGCGAGACCTTTGAAGCAAAGAACGCCGAAAACCTGCTGTTGGCCGCTCAGGTGTTGACCTACGCGCTTGGCGAAGACTCCGCACGTCAGTTGCTGGAAAGCGCCAAAAACGGCGAGCCCGTGCGTGACGGCAAGTTTGCAGGCAAGCGCGTTGGGCTGTCCACCGGCCCCACTTCAACGCTAGTGCAGATATTTCTCTAAATAGGCGACGCTATGTTTGCTCGCTTATTTAGGGCTACCTGCGCTTGCCTTGTATTGGCTACGACCGTTGCCCAGGCGAATGCTGCCAACTATCCATGCTCTGGCCGTAAGGGCGGTGTATCGCATTGCCAGGGTGAGCTGTTTATCTGCAATGACGGCTCCGTCAGTGGCTCTAAACGCAGTTGCAGCGCAGAGATGGGCGGTGGTGCCAGCCGCGCGCTGGGGCTGACGTCACAGCCTAAGCCTGCCCAATCCGCTGGTGGTGATTGCAGCTGTCGTAGCGGAAGTATTTGCACCGGGCCACGCGGTGGGCAGTATTGCTATACGGATTCCGGGCGCAAGAGTTATGTGCGGCGGTGATTTCGATTATTTTCTTAATAATTTATAGGGGTTTTTATGAGTAGGTGGATTGATGCGTCTAAAAATAACGATTTTTATCCAGTCTGGCATAACTATTACGACTTGGTTAAAAAATTAAATATAGATGAAAGCACATCCACAGATGCAGTCAAAGAAATTGCAAGACTTAAAAAAATTATTACCTTGATTCATAACATTCAAGAAAATATTGATCCCGAATTAGTTCCTATCCATGCCTATAGTAGTTGGGCTGCCCAAGCACAAACGGGCTTACATCAGGTTTTGGAGTTTAATTCAAGCAAAAATATTGGCTACTTGCAAAACTCTAATGGTAGCGCAGATAACCTATTTGGGCTGATTCGTCCCTACATGGTAGTGCCTGCGAAAGCACTAGAGTCTTACGGTGAAGCGCTTAGTGAATATACGAAGACGGTTAACTCTTATTTTCAAACGTTTGAGAACAGTGCAAGGCAGTCTCAATCTGCACTATCAATTGCTAGCGGGGAGACCGTAGCCCAGAAGAAAAGAATTGATGAAGTTGAAGCCAGGGTTAGAGGTTTTCATGATTATCTATTTAGCTCTACGTCTGAAAGCACAGCGACCGAGACCCGAGTTAAGGGCATGGTTGATAAAATTGCCAGTGATCAAAAGGCGATAACTGAGCTTCACGAAAAACTATTTCACGGACCTGATTCTACATCTCAGATTATTCTAGGATATGAAAGGGACATAAAACTGTTACGTGAAAGGATGACAGGAATTGCAGACGCCGCTACAGATGAACACGCTGAACTAAAAGTATTCTATCAGCGTATTTTTGGTGGATCTAATGATGGTGGAGATGACTCGCAGAAGCAAGGGCTCAAAAATGAACTGGATACAAGACTGAAAGAGTTAGCAGAATTTGAGGAAAATCATGACCAACGTCATGAAGCAATGTTTAAGAAAGTAGAGTCATTATTGCCGGGTGCAACCTCGGCGGGTTTAGCTACGTCCTATAAATCGTTGAAGGATTCTTTCGATAAACCTATTAAAAATTATACTAAAGCATTTTACGGTTCATTGGTTTTCTTGCTATTTTCCGGACTCTTGATGATTTTCGATTTCTCTACTGAGCCTTTCAAGATAGAGCTGGTGAAGGCTCACGAGTGGACCGAAATGTTAAGGACGTTGCTGGTTCGTGCGCCGGTTGTGATACCTGTTGTCTGGTTTGCAGTTTTTTCAGCAACACGTAGAAGTCAATACGAACGTCTTCAGCAAGAGTACGCCCATAAAGAGGCACTTGCTTCTTCATATGAGGGCTATAAGAAACAGCTTCAGGATTTGAAAATGGAGGCCGAAGACCTACAGAAGGAGCTGATTGCAAAATCGATCAATGCTATTGCTTACAACGCTTCAACAACGTTGGATGGTAAGCACACCGAAAAGCCACCTGTTTTTCAGATGCTTGAAAAGCTAAATGCTGATGACATCAAAAAGATGATTGATATGGTGCGGCAAAAATGAAGGTTTGTCTTTTCTTTAGAAATCATATTTTGTTGGATGTCTAAATGGATGATGTAACAACAGATTCTATAAAAAAGGTAATTGATGGATTTGGAGTTTATGGACCACTCTTCATATTGAGTGCATTTGCTCTATTCTGGGTTTATAGCGCCCATAGAGCGGGTTCATCTCATTTCTTCGTAGATAGAATTTGGAAATTTGTCTCAGGCAGTAGTGTATTTAATAACACTATGATGGCCGAGCAATGGAAAAATATATCAGACATTGAGCTATTTAGATACAAGACAAATTTAAAGATAGTAGACTTTAATGATTACTCCAGAGTTGAGGAGTGGAGAAAAAATAGAAAATTACCAGAGGTGGAGTTTTATAGAATCACGAGATTTTTTAATGTTGAGTTAATGGATATTGATAATAAATATTACAGGTTTATTATTTTTAAATTATCTATTTTGTTGATGGTTTTATTTTTTTATATTCCTTTGTCTTTAAGCTATACATCCTTTGATTCAAGTGTGGCCTATCTCAATGTAAGGAAAACTGGTTTAGGTATTAAATATTACGGTGATAAAGCTGTTGCCGAAAAAATAGTTTTTAATAAAATATTTTGTGAGAACGAAATTAATGGAGAAACTATTTTCCCCAAAAAGATAACTGATTATGATGTTTCTGTCATATGTGAATTGCTTAAATTTGATGAAAGTAAAGATTACTACAAAAAGACAGTTTCTGAGCAGCTGTATTTGTTGTACTTTATAATTTTTGTATCCTGTGTTTGTTTCTTTATATGTTTGTTTTGGCTTATAAGATTCATTAATCTTCAGGATTTTATAGATAAATACCTGATTGTCAGAGTCTATTCGCCTTGGGAAGTTAGGAAAGTAAATAAAAAATGGCAAAAATTTGCTAGATCACAGAAGGGGATTAAAAATCTCAAGTTAGAGCTAGAAAAATTGAGAAATATTTAATTGTTAAGGAGTTGATGAGCAGAAAAAAATTAGTGCGATTTTTATTCTGCTTCATCCCCACCGTCCACACCCGCGCTCTGCTGAGTCTCCAGCGTCAGCTGGCTGGTGTAGCCGCTGTTGCTCAGGCTGTGGCGCACGGCCGTGACCATCCACACGGTTTCATCAATTTGCTTTTTCCAGCCGCTGACGATCACCGGCCTCTGGGGCATGACATCGGCACGGCCATAGGCCAGGGTGATGTCAAAGGAGTAAATGCCGCGCTGAATGCGCAGCCATTCGGCACGGGCGGCGGCCAGGGCGTCCGCCTCATTGGCATAGGTCTGGCGCAAGGTCTTGGCCCGGCCGCTGATGCCGGCCACCACGCTGGAGCGGGTACCGCGCTTGATGTTGTTGTAGAAGGCTTTGACGCCGCTATACGAGTCGCGGTCCGAGCGTGCCCAGCGGTGCTGGTCGCCTGCATCGCGGGTGATGGTGACAGGTGGCAGCTCTTTACCGCTGGGCGTGCGGGCCTTGCGTGCCTGGCTAAAAAGCAGCGTGCCGTTTTTGATGTTGCACAGGCAATCCATTTGCCTGCCCAGGCGGCGCAGAAACGAGGCATCAGACTCCTGCGCCTGATCGGCGTGGCCAATCTTGCGCAGCGCAATTTCCTTATCAATGCTGACCTTGAGTTTGTTCTGCGCGCCAATGCTGCGCACGATGGTGCCCACGGTGGTCTTGTGCCAGCTGCGGTCCTTGAGGGTGCGCAGCTCGTCCAGCATATTGGCCGCACGGCCGCGCAGGGTGATGGTGTCGGGTGCACCGCTGTATTCCACGGCCTGGATGGTGTAGCTGCCCTTATCCACCAGCCCCAGGGGAAAGCCGCCCATTTCGTCGGCCGTTGGCGCCCGGTAGGGGCCGCTGCCGGGGCTGAGCTGCCAGCCTATGGCCACGGTCATGGGGTCGCCGGTTTCAGGCAGCTCCACCGCGCCGTCATGGTCGCTGATGACGATTTCCACCTCATCGGCTTCGCCGTCGCGGTTGTCGGTGATGTTGAGGCTGACCAGACGCGGCGCGAAGCGGTCGGAAACGTCCTGACCCTTAACCGTCACGCGCCAGATGGGCGTGAGCTGCATGAATAGGCGGCGGTTGCTGCTGCCCGTGGCGCTGGCCGTGGGCAGGGTGGCGCGGATGTCGGAAATATCGCTCATGGCCTTACCCTTAACTCATGCTCACGGCGTCGGATGTTTCCAAGTCGCCCATTTCATCTGAATAGCCGTCCTGGCCCTCATCGTCCTGGTCGATGCGGCGCAGGGTCAGGCTGAATTCAATCTTGCGGGCCGTGCCGTCCACCTCAAAAAAGGTCTTGGTTTCCTGCATTTCTGTGATGACGTAGGCGCCGTAGATGGTGCCGCTGCCTTCCACAAGCGCCCAGGCCAAGCCGGTGTTACCCATGCGGCGCAGCTCGTCGAGGCTGGCGGGCTTGCCCTTGAACTCCGGGACCATGCTGCCGCTCATGGTGATGATGTCTTCGCCATAGCCCAGGTATTGCGAGGTGTCGCGCCCGCCCACAATGCTCTGGGTGGGGTGCTTCCAAGAGGTACGGCGCTGCAGTTCTTGATACGAGAGGGTATCGAGGCTGAAAACAAAGAGGCCGAGACACATTTGCATGACGGTCAATTCCAATCAGTAGTCAGTAAAGCTGCTTTGCAGGCGTGCGGCCTTGGCGCGGTCGCGCTGCTCGATCACTCGCTCCACTTCCCTGCCTATAGCCTGCAGGTCCATGCCGGGGGCAGCATGAATCTGGATGGTGATGGTGTCGCCGTGGATTACAGGGGCAGGGCGCGCAGCTGCAGGCGCCGGGGTGGCCAGCACCGGGCGGCGGTCAATCTGCACGGGGTCTGCCTGGATCGGCAGCGCCTGCTGTGCAATCGCTGGCAGTTGCTGCAGAACGGGCTGTAGCGGCTGGGTGACGGCGGGCAGCGCTTGCTCCAGCACAGGCTGCACAGGCATGGCTTGCCGTGCGACGGGCGGTAGCTGCTGCAGCACAGGCGCCAGCTGTTGCGTGATTGCGGGTAAGGCTTGCGCCAGGACCGGCTGCACAGGCATGCGCTGCTGCAGCATGGGCTGCAGTTGTTGCAGCAAGGGCTCCACCGGCTGGGGGAGTACAGGCAGCGCCTGGGGCAGCACCGGCTGCAGCGGCATGGGCTGCCGTGGCACCGGTGGTACCTGGGGCGCTATGGCCTGCAACGGCACCGGCTGCGGCGGCACAGGGGCAACCTGGGCCACCGTGGCCTGCAAAGCCATTGGCTGCTGCAGCATGGGTTGAGCCTGGGCCACCACCGGCTGGGTGATGGGCGGCAGGACGGCGGGCAATGGCCGGGACGCGCGCGGCAACTCCTGAGAAATTGAGGGCGGTGTGGCTTGCTCCCATTGTGGCGCCGCGACGACCGGAGCCGCCAGAGATACACCGGCCGCCATGGCCATGGCTGCAGCCGATTGACGCACCATGCCCACAGTGCGATCAATGCCGATTGCTGCACCCTCACCCACGTTGACGCCCGCCGCCATGAACACGCGGCTAGGACTGTGAATGCCCAGCTTTTCCTTGAACCAGCCAATGGCTGAATCTGCGGCACCGCCCACGGCTTCGCGCACCATGGCCAGCTTGCTGGTGATGCCGTTGACAAGCCCCTGGATGATGTTGGCGCCGAACTCGCTGAATTTGGTGGGCAACTCAAAACCGAAGTAGCTCATGACGCCTGCGAAGGCTTGATAGAAGAGGGCCAGCGGGCTCCAGTTCATGATGGCCGCACCAATGTTCTGCAGCACCGCTGGGAAGGACCCACCCAGAGCAGCCCAGGCAGCGCGGGCACCCTCCACCATGGTGTTGATGGCACTCAGGAACAAGTCTTTCAGCGTGCCGCCGATGGACAGCACCGCATTGCGCAGCAGTCCATACATGCCAAAGGTGACAGCGTTCAGCCCGGATTCAGCGGTTTGCCAGATGCCTGCAAACAGTGCGCCCCACTGACCTGCATTGAAGAAGCCTTTGAACTCTTCCCAGCGCTGGGCCACTTTGTAGATGACTGTGCCAAAACCCAGCAGCGCAGCGGTGATTGGGAATGCACGTATCGGCAGCGTGAGCAGACGCAAAGCGCCGGCCGCCGTACCCCGCAGCAAGCCCAGGGCGCCTGATGCCGTGGTGAAGGACGCGCGCAGGCGCATAAAGATGCCCGCCGCACCGCCCATGCCTCGGAATGCATTACCCAGTGAGCCCAACAGCATCGATGAAAGGCCGCGCAGCGCTGTGGTGAGCCCCATGGTCTGCATGCCCATCATGCGGAACAGAAAGCGCATCAGCAGGAACTTGCCTGCGATCAAAGCCAGCGGCACCAGCAGCGTGCCCAGCACCACCATCAGGCCGGCCAGCACGGCCAGGGTGCGGGCAATGCCTGCGGTCAATGCCGGGTGTTGCTTGATCCAGCCACCCACGCTGCTGGTGATGTCGCCAATGGCTTTGATGATGTCTTTGGCATCGTCCTTGATGGTGTCGCCGACCGCCGCCATGACATTGGTGAAGCCGCCTTGTGCGGAGTCCAGTACATTGGTCAGCGTTGCCAGTTGCTGATCCACACGCTTTTGAAGGTCGGCCTGGGCTTCCATTTTGGCCACAACTTCATCGTAGCCAGCCTTGCCCTTGCTGATCATTGTGTCCAGCGCCTGCATAGTCTCGCTGTCATCACCAAACAAGTCTTTGATGACAGAAAGCCGCTTTTCAGTGGTGAGTCCGTTGAGCTTGCTCAGCTCTTTATACATCTGCTCGATCGAGCCAAACTCACCCTTGCCGTTGGTGAAGTCCAGTTTCAGGCTGATGCCTTTTTCTTTCTTCAGCCCGTCAGTGACTTTCTTGATCTTGTCGGTGTTCATGGCCGACTGGAAGATTTTTCGGAAGGCGTTGCCTGCGGCTTCGCCTTTCATGCCCGTCTGATCCATCATGACCAGCAGAGGGGCCAGCATCTTGCTGGCTTCTAGCCCGTCCTTGCGAATGACGTTCATGATGGGCGACATCTTGGTAAAGCCCTGCAGCATGTTCCCAGAGTCCACGCCCAGGTAGAAGGTGCGCTGGATCATGTCCATCAGGCCCAGCATGTCCTTCTCGGTGGTGCGCGTGGCGTCCTGCATCTTGGCCGCGAACTCAGCAGCCGCGGTCACAGGCATGCGCAGCTGCACGCCCAGCAGTGCGGCGGCCTCGCCCGTGCCGCCCAGAATGGATTGCGCAGACAGGCCCTGCCGTCGCAGCATGGTCATCATTTCGATGAAGTCAGCAGTCGTACCCGGCAAGCGATCACCCAGGCGTTTTGCCAGTGCATCGATCTGGGTGAATTCTGCCGACACACTGCCGTCGGATTGCATCATGCTGGCGCTCAGCTGGGTGGTGGCATCTTCCTGCTTGGAGAAAGCGCCCAGCGTGGCCTGCACAGGCTTGGCAATCGCTCGACCTTCGGCCACCAATCCCACGCCAGCGCCTACGGCCATGCCGGTGTGCATCATGGCTTTGCCGTGGTTGGCCTTGAGGGCTGCCATGCGTTCCTGCTGGACCTTGAGCTGGGCCAGTGCCTGCTTTTGGCGCTCCAGGGCGGCAGTGGCTGCCTCGATCTGGATTTTCTGACTGCGGGATTGTTGGCCCAGCTTGTCGGTGCTGATGCCCGCGCGCTCCAGGCGCTGCTGGTAGCCGATCAGGCGATCCTTGCCGTTGTCGATCTTGCTGCTGAGCTGGGCAATGCCTGCCTCTGTGGTTTTGATCTGGGTGCGGTATTTGCTGAGCGTGGAGTTTGAGCGCTCATAGGCAGTCTGACTGCTCAGCAGCCGGATGCGGGCCATCTCCAGCTGGCGGCTGAATTCGGGCGTTGCCATGGCGCCATCCTGCAATGCCTTGGTGAGCTTGCTGTGTGACTCGCGCGCGGTCTTGAGCGATGCGGCAATGTTCCTGTGCCGTTCGCGGTGCTCCACAAGGCTGGCATTGCTGCCTGCCAGCTTGCCCTGCAGGTCTTGCAGGTCGCGTTGCTGGCCACGCAGCTGGACGCGCGTTTTGCGCAGGCCGTCAATGTCCTGCTGGGCTTTTTCGAGGCCGCGCAGCTGGTCGCGGGTGGCCTTGAGTGCGGCAGCGGCATCCTTGCTGCCGGACTGAATGCCGCGCAGTGGCGCCAGGACCTTATCGCGCAGCTCCAGAATGAGGCGCAGGCGAGTGTCAGACATGGGCACCCCCTTGCGCCTGGGCGCGGGAGTGCAGAGGGGGAGTTAGTCCTTTTCGGCCAGCAGGCGCTCGATTTCGAGGGCCTGGGCACGGTGGTCCTCGGCGCTGGTGTGCGCCCACAGGCCAGTGGCGGCCATGATGGGCGCCAGGGCAAAGCCCAGCACGACCAGGGCGGCCAGTGCAAACAGCGCGTAGAGGAAGAAGTCGGGAGACATGGCCCATATATTACACACCCTGATGTTGGGCGCGAATGCGGGCACGTTCACGCCATTCCATAAGGTCGGCCAGCGTCATGTCATCCACATCCGCCGGCCGCCAATGAAAGACCATGGCCAAGTCGGCCATGGCGTCCTCTACGCAGTCAGATATTCCGCGCGGATACTCTTGCGCACGAAAAAACCCGCCACCTTGGTGCCCAGCTCGGTGATGTCGGCAGGGTCGAGCTGCGCGATTTCGTGGGGCAGCAGGGTGGGGGTGGTGATGCGGGGCAGGATCATCTGCACGGCGCCCACATCGAGCGACAGCAGCTCGGTGAGCTTGACGCCGCGCAGCTGGCCAGCCATCGGCTTGCGCAGGGTGATTTCCTTGACTTCGGTGTCACCGCGCTTGATGGGGTAGTCCAGCGTGACAACTTCCACGCCTTCGACCACGAGAGTGGCGCCTGCGCTCAGGTCTTTGGTGTCGTTTTCGTTCATGGTGATTGGTTCTCAAATAAAAGGGGAATGAGGGGCGTCGGGTCACATACCGATAGCGCGGCGGATTTTGGAAAGCACGTCCTGGCCGTCGACGTTGAAGACCATGCCGGGCATGTCGATCTCGATCACATCGCGCCCGTCCACGGTCAGCTTGTAGTAGCTGACGCTGATGGTGTGGGTGTGCTCGGTGTCGTCGCCCGCCTTGGCTTCGCCGGGGTCGATTTCGCGCACGCGTCCGCTGACCAGAATTTCCACGGCTGTCACCACGGCGGTGCTGTCGTCTTCATAGGCGCCCGCAAACCGCCACTGGTTGGCGTTGTGGGTCTTGCCGCCGAAAGCGCGGTAGCCGTCCAGCAGGAAGCCGCCAGCCTTGAAAGACAGCTCCAGCTTTTCCAGTCCGAGGTCCACCTCGATGGGGCCATGCATGCCGCCGCCGCGCCACTCTTCGACCTTGCGGGTGAGCTTGGGCACAGTCACGCTGTCGATGAGTGCGCGCCAGACGTTGCCGTCGCCAAAGAGGTTGAAGTTCTTGAGTTTGGAAGGCAGTGCCATTGAATGGTGCTCCTATGGTTTCAGGCTCAGGCCTGGATGGCAGCCGCGAACTCGGCCAGGAAGTCGTCCGTGATGGATTGCTCGAAGATGAGGTTTTCCAGCGGCGGCACGGGCGTGTATCGGTAGCTGATGAGCAGGCGGCCCGCAGCGAGGTCTTCCTTGCTGTTGCGGTCGGGGTCAAAGAAGGCCTCGGCGCCGATCAGGTAGCCGCCAGTCTTGAGGTCACGGAAGCGGCTATTGATATAGCCCAGCATGTCGCGCACCAAGCTGGGGTGCATGGGCTTGTCCACGAATGCAAAGTGCGCCTCGGCAATCGTGTCGGCCAGGACCTGGGCCGTGCGGGTGTAGTTTTCAAAGGAGAACTTGCCGCCTTGTTCCTCGCAGGTACGCGAGCCCCAGAAGCGGTAGCCGCTGCGTCGGATGATGGTGGTGACCTCCAGGTCGTTGAGGTAGCCCGCATCGCTGGCCGGGTTCTGCAGGTCGAAGAACACGGGCACGGTGATGCCCTCGGGGCCGCTGATGACGGCATTGCTGATGTTCTTGTGCCAGCCCACTTCCTGGTCCAGCTTGGCGCGCAGGCCCAGGGCGTAGGCGGGGGCTGCCAGGGTGACGGCAGCGCCTGTGCCCTCGGCGCCGCCCGTGTTGTCCCAGGCCATGAAGTTGGGCCACATCACCATGACTTCGCGCTGGCCGAATTCCTTGCGGTAGTTGGTGGCTTCTTCCTTGGTCTTGGCATAGCCGCCCGTGGCATCGCGTGCAGCCACATAGGTGAAGGCACGCAGGGACTGCGCAGCAGTGGCCAGGGCATTGGCCACGGCCTTGGTGTCCAGCTCGGGGGCGCCGATGATGCGGGGCTTTACGCCCAGCTCGGATTCCGCCGCCAGCAGTGCCTGGATGCCCGTGCGCTGGCCGGTGGCGGTCACAGAGCCGATGACGTTGGATGTGGTGGCCGCGATGTCGGCACCTTCTTCCACACGCACCACGATGGTCAGGGCGCGGGATTGGCCGCTGATGGCCGTCAGTGCTTTGGCCAGGGTGCCACCCTTGCCAGCCTTGCCAATGCCGCCCGCAGGATTGGTGAGCAGCACAGGGGTGTTGATGGGGAATGCTTCGTCGTCGGCGTCCGGCGCAGTGGCCACCAGACCAATGACGGCCGTGGACACCACGCGGATGGCCGCGCCCGTGCCCGTAGTCTCGATGACGCGGACGCCATGGTGATATTCAGTTGCAGCCATGTGGCTTCCTTTGAATGAAGGGGATGGAAGGGGGAAAGGTGCTCAGGCGGCAGCGTTGGCAGAGGCCTTGCCGCGCTTGCCCTTGGGCTGGCCGGTGGCGTCTTGGCTGGCATTCGCGTCAGCCTCAGCGGGGGAGTCGGCGCTCTCGGCGCTTCGGGTGTTGGCCTGGACTTGCACCTGGGCCTGCAGCTCATTGAACAGAGGGGCCACTTGCTTGTAAGGGCGATCTGCCACGCAGCTCAGGATGAAGTGGGCAGCTTCTTCCGTGACGGTCAGCGTCACGATGTTGGGATTTGTCGATTGAGACATGGGCTTTGCATAGGGGGTGGGTTGCTGGTCCCCTATGGTTGCGCCCGGTGCCCGCAGGAGCCAGCGCCGCCCGTTGTGGCGGCGACTGGCACGCAAATGGCCCGGACCCTGGGCCTGATTTCGCTACACCGCCACGCCTACGGCGTAGGCAAACAGCTCATCCAGATCACTTTCCGAGAGCTGCAGCAGCTGGGCCATGGTCTGCATGGCCGGGCTGCCCCGCTCCCAGGTAGTGGCGCGCTGGTAGCCGATTTTTACGGTGTAGCGCTGCACCTCGTCGGGGATGTGGGCGATTGCAGCCAACACATCGTCCTCGGTGATGCGCTTGATGGCGAAGAGTGCCACCAGACCCTGCGCAGGGCTGCACGCGGCAGCAGCAGAGTCTGGGTTCGTGTTTGAAGCGAATTCCATTGCCTGCTGCTCGGTCAGAGGCTGCATGCCTTCGTACCAGTGAGGATCGTCGCCATCATTAAAGGCACGCACCATGCCATCATGCAAAAAATAGAGCATAGACATCAGCGGTACTCCATCCATTTATTGACTGTGACATTCACAGTGGCAAGGGAATAGGTTTGGCCTGGAAAGACGATGCCGCTTACAGCCATCCCTTGATCGTGTATGGACTCGAAGGCATGAGAGCACTCGCTGCCGTTCGCTGATAGAAGGAGCGTGCAACGTGCATTGACGTTCGCAGTTCCGAGCCCTCGGCATATGACCAATATTGGTCGTTCAGAAGTGTTGGTGTAGACAACCCCAGGTTGGCGCTGAGAAAGCACATCCTGGTAAGTCTGACCAATGGAAAACACACCGGAGAGTTTCTTAGGCGTAACCGATCGCGCATCGTCTGTGCCTGCGTTCGTTTCTGCCTGAGTTGCAATTTCACTTACACCGCTAACAGTCTCTGTAGCAGCTGCAATCGCGTGCGTGTGGCTGGTGGTGCTGACCGCGTTGGTAGTCGCGCCGTGCAGGGTGCCGGGCGTGCCCATAGTGAGCGTGCGGTCTGCCGTGAGGTTTCCGCCTCCCGTCAGGCCATTGCCCGCCACGATGTTGCGCGCCGCCAGGGCTCCGTCCGTAATGCCGTAGCCTGCCAGCGTGGTGGGCTTGCCGGTGACGCTGCCCCAGGCCGGGGTGATGGTGGCGGACCCGGCCGCCGTCAGCCGCCCCTGGGCATCGACGGTGAAGGTGGGGGCCGTTGTGGCGCTACCGTAGCTGCCCGCTGCCACTGCGGTGTTGGCCAGGGCAATGGTGCGGTCTGCAGTCAGGTTGCCGCCGCCGCTCAGGCCCGTGCCTGCGGTGATGGTGCGAGCGGCCAGGGCGCCGTCCGTGATGCCATAGCCCGCCAGCGTGGTGGGCTTGCCGGTGACGCTGCCCCAGGCCGGGGTGACGGTGGCGGACCCGGCCGCTGTCAGCCGCCCCTGGGCATCAACGGTGAAGGTGGGTGCCGCTGTGGCGCTGCCGTAGCTGCCCGCCGCCACTGCGGTGTTGGCCAGCGCAATGGTGCGATTGGCCGAGAGGTCGCCGCCACCCGTCAGACCTGTGCCTGCAGTGATGGTGCGCTCGTCCGTCAGGCTCTTGCGCCATGCACTCCAGCCGGTGTTATAGCGGGAGCGGGTCCACTGGTCGCCGTTGTTGTAGTGGGTGTAGGTTTGCGTGCTGATGGACGCACCATCCCCAATGACCAGCAGGGTGCCAGCCGCAGCCACCGGGTAGTTGCTGCCGCCCGAGGCGTTGTTATTGGTGCTCTGTGTGTAGATGCCTCGGCCCGTCAACGTGTTGAGGTCCACACCGCTACCCAGGGCTGATGCCATGGTGACGGCGGCACCGTCGCCCAGGTCGGCCACGTTCAGACTGACCAGATGGGTGTGGCTGGTGGTGCTGACTGCGTTGGTACTGGTGCCGGTCAAGGTGCCGGGCGTGCCCATGGTGAGGGTGCGGTCTGCCGTGAGGTTGCCGCCGCCCGTCAGACCATTGCCCGCAACGATGTTGCGCGCGGCCAGGGCGCCGTCCGTGATGCCGTAGCCCGCCAGCGTGGTGGGCTTGCCGGTGATGCTGCCCCAGGCTGGGGTGACGGTGGCAGACCCGGCCGCCGTCAGCCGCCCCTGTGCATCGACGGTAAAGGTAGGCGAATCCGTGGCGCTGCCATAGCTGCCTGCTGTCACTGCGGTGTTGGCCAGGGCAATGGTGCGGTTTGCGGTCAGATTGCCGCCGCCGCTCAGCCCTGTGCCTGCAGTGATGGTGCGCGCTGCCAGGGCGCCGTCCGTGATGCCGTAGCCCGCCAGCGTGGTGGGCTTGCCGGTGATGCTGCCCCAGGCTGGGGTGACGGTGGCGCTACCGGCCGCCGTCAGCCGCCCCTGGGCATCGACGGTGAAGGTGGGAGCCGCTGTGGCGCTGCCGTAGCTGCCCGCCGTCACTGCGGTGTTGGCAAGCGCAATGGTGCGATTGGCCGAGAGGTCGCCGCCGCCCGTGAGGCCTGTGCCTGCGGTGATGGTGCGAGCAGCCAGAGCCGCGTCCGTGATGCCGTAGCCCGCCAGGGTGGTGGGCTTGCCTGTGACATCGGCCCAGGCCGGGGTGACGGTGGCGCTATCTGCAGCAGTCAATCGGCCCTGAGCATCGACCGTGAAGGTGGGCACCGTCGTGGCGCTGCCGTAGCTGCCCGCCGTCACCGTGGTGTCGGCCAATGAAATGGTGCGGTTTGCGGTGAGGTTGCCGCCACCCGTCAGGCCCGTGCCCGCCGTGATGGTGCGAGCAGCCAGCGCGGCGTCCGTGATGCCGTAGCCCGCCAAGGTGGTGGGCTTGCCGGTGACGCTGGACCAGGCCGGGGTGACGGTCACGCTACCGGCCGCCGTCAGCCGCCCCTGGGCATCGACGGTGAAGGTGGGCGTAGCCGTGGCGCTGCCATAGCTGCCCGCCGTCACCGCAGTATTGGCCAGGGCAATGGTGCGGTTTGCAGCAAGGCTGCCGCCACCCGTGAGGCCCACGCCTGCCGTGATGACCGTGGCAGCCAAGGCGCGGGCATTGAAAAGCGTCTTGACGCTGGCTGCCGTGAGCGCTCGGACAGCATCTGCCAGCCCATTGGCTTCGGCTTCGGTGGCCAGCTCCACCACGCCCTGGCGGTCAGTGGTCGCCGGTGGGTTGATGAAATTGGTTTCCCCGAACTGCAGGGTGCTGATGTTCACGGAGCCGTCCAGCACGCGCAAATCGGTGGACAGCAGAAAGATGGACGCCGCCGACTTTTCCAGAATCACAGCGGCTTGGCTGTAGGTGCCCAGTAGCACGCCGTTATCGAGGTACAGGCCCAGGCCGCGCACGGTATAGGTCTGGTTGCCATCGTCGCGGATGGTGACGTGGATGGTGTCTTTTGCCACCACATCCCCGGCAATGGTGGTGATGCGCTTGATTTCGTTGGGGATGGTGGTCAATGCCTCGGTGGGCGTGAAGGCGGTGGCGGTCACGCCGACGCTGACCAAGGTGCGCGCCAAGGTCCCATTCTGGGCAGCGTTGACAAGCGCCTGCCGCCCTGCAGTGGTGAGTTTGAAGATGATGGCCATAGGGTGCGGTTGAGGTTGCCTTGAGTTCAGCCCACATCCATGTCAAGCCGCGTGTATGCAACGGGCCTGCCCACACATGCGAGCTGGATAGATGCCTGGGCACTGAGTCCCTGGATGAAGGTGAAATGGGAGCGCAGCGGCTTGACGCGCGAGACTTCGGCCATAACGTCCTGCACAAAGGCGGCACTGGCCTGCTCGCCGTCCTGGCCGGTCATGGTGAAAACCAGCTCAAAGGTGTGCGGCGCGCCTTTGGGGGCGGTTTGCCACCATTCACGGATGCTGATGGCGCCGCCGAAGCTGGCCACGGTGTCGCGCACGCTCTTGAGGGTGCCGCGTTGCCGCTGGATCTGGATGGCATTGCGGACTAGCGCCCGCTTGATTGCCTCGGGCCACTCGCTGCGCCAAGCCTCTACACCCATGGCCCAGGCGAGCCAGGGCAGAAACTCTAGCGGGCAGGTGTCGGGATTCCATAGTGCGCGGTGCGGCTGGTCGATAGCGTCAAGGTGCTTGACCATGACCGACTCGGCCGCTCGGTCCAGCGGCGTGGCGTTGGGTGGGAGCAGGGAGTCAGCCAACGATGCCCCCGTGCGTCACGTTGATGGCGGTACACCAGCTGGCCTGCGTTTCACCGACAACCACATCCGCGGTCGGGCTGGTCAGCTCCACACGGTCCACGCCCTCGATGTGCAGGGCGGCATAGATGCCGGACAGGGTGGGGCGCCGTCCAATGCGGTGCATGGATTCGGCATAGGCCGCAATACGCTGCTGCGCAGTGGTCAGGACGCTGGACGAGTCCGGCCCCGGCAAGGTGTAAATCTTGCCGGTGATCTGGTAGTTGACGATGGTGGCCGCCTGGACGATCACCTCATCCGTGAGCGGGCGGATGTCGTCCGCATTGACGGCGGCCGATACGGCATTGAGCAGGGCTTGACTGGGCACGCCGCTACCCACACGGGAGAGCACAGAAACCACGACACGGCCCGGCGTGGGGCTGGTGGCCGCTGCGTCCAAGACTTGACCGTCTGCGGTCTTCGCATGGAAGACATAGGCACCCACAGGCCCAGCCACGCTGTAGCCGCGCGGTGCCAGCTGGATGCGGGCGCGGAATGTGTCGTCGTCCTCATAGACAGCTGCCACGGGCGGAATGGCTGCAGGCTGGGCAGGAAGGATGACAAGGCGCACGACGCCAAAGAAGGCGCCGAGCTGGTCCAGGTCGCTGCCACCGGCATAGGCCAGCATGACGGCGTGCGCGCTGTCGTTTCTGTCGCTGCGCTCTACAACCAGCTGATATGCCAATCGCTCCAGCCACTTGGTCAAGGGCTCAGACTCCAGGGCTAGGGTGTCGCTGACAGCGGAGCGGGCCTCTGCAGGCATGGCCGCCACGAGGTCAGCCTTGAGCGCGGAAAGAATGGTTTCCAACTCCGGCACCACCACCACGGCGGGCGCCGGCAGCTTGCTCATGTCAATGATTTGGGCATTGCTCATGTACTGGCACCTTGGGCGGGTTGAATGCTCACCGCTTGGCGGCGTGTGGATGCCTGCCCACGGTCCTGGCGCTCCAGCTGCAACACTGCCCGGCCGCTGGTGTCAAAGTCGAGAAATGCACGGCGCAGGCGCGTGCGGGGCTCGTGTTTCATGATTGCCTGCGCTGTGGCCGCCTGCAGCCGCAGGATGTTGGCGGGCGTCATAGGCTGGTCGATGAGCTGCGGGATGAAGCTGCCATAGCCCCGGCGCATGACGCGCGAGCCGATGGGCGTGGTGAGAATGTCCGTGATGGACTGGCTGATGTGGGCTGCGTAGTCGATGCTGCGGCCGGTGTTGACGTTCATCATGCTGCGCCCCCGATAGGTCCGCCGCTGTTGCCGCTACCCGTCTGCACGCCACCATGCGGGTGGTAACGCAGGCTGACACCGCTTGCAATCACATCCTGAGTCGTGCGCAGCGTGCCCTGGATTTCGGCCGCGCCGTTGGCACCCTCGGCAGTGCCGCTGCCGCGCATGCCGCCCTGATAAGTCAAAGAGCCTTTGACAAGGCAGTGGCCTGTCATCGTTACCTGGGGGCTGTCGATGGTGACGCTGCCCGGTGCTATGAGCTTGGCAGTGCCACCGCCGGGTAGAGTGGCCACGAGAGCATGGGCCGCGTGGTCGTACTCGATCACGGCGCCGTCCGGGTATTTGGTGACGGTCTTATTGGGGTCGCTGCTGGGCGCTGGCTTGCCGGTGCTGTTGAGCCCGACGATGACCACGGCCGCGCCCAGGTCGCCGCTGGGGGACAGCACGGTGGCTTGTTCGCCCACGGTGGGCGGGTTCCATGTGGTTGTGCCGCCCGCGCGGGCCTCGTGATAGGGGCGCCAGTCCGTGACCAGCTCGCCCAGGGAGACACGCACAAGCGCAGGTTTGCCAGAGCCGCCGTGGTCCACGGAATGGATGGTTCCCACGCGGATCATGTTGTGCAGCAAGCGCTGCATATCGCCAATGGCGAGGGCCGGATCAGAATTCATGCAGCCGACTGTGCCGGGCAGCACGCGGGCGCGCGAGCGGCGGGCAGTGTGGCGGCTGCGTGGACGCTCGCACTGCTCAGAGCGGGAAACTCCAGAGCGCCGTCTACAGGTTAATCAGGGAACTACCCCGCTCCTTTGCGGTAGATAAATTTCTGTTTCGCTCTAAGCGTGGGCTTCAATCGTTTGCACAGAATGCTCGACCTTCACCGTGCTTGCGCCTGAGGACACTACCACTTTGTTTCTACCCGTGGTCTTGGCGCTGTATAGAGCAGCATCCGCTGCATGAATTACCGTTGCTACATCTGTGTCGCGCTTTGGGTCCCAGCTCGCGCAACCTATGCTGACGGTGATACAGCCGAATTCGCTACCCACGTTCTCGATCTCTAATTGAAAAACTGCGGCGCGGATAGCTTCAGCAATATGTGAGGCTCCCTCTACTTCCGTGTTCGGTAGAGCCACGATGAACTCTTCACCTCCATAGCGAGCTGCTATGTCTCCAGGCCGGCGAATGCTGTCGTTAATGCACTTTGCGACCTTCGCAATTACGTCATCACCCGCTTGGTGACCATATGTGTCGTTATAGATCTTGAATCTGTCAATGTCGACGAATAAGACAGAAAAAATGAGTTTGTTTCGCCTAGCTCGAATCCACTCTTGGTCCAGCATTTCATCGAACCTGCGGCGATTATTCAACCCAGTCAATCCATCGGTACGAGCCAGTAGCGCCAGTTCCGACTCCGCACGAATCCTCTGGTTGAGCTGAAGCACAAAAGCCCTGGCCAGACCAATGAATGATGCAGAGAGTACTGCCATCAGGCTAGCGATGATCAGTGCGCGCTCCCACCACGACGCATAAATATCGGATTGGGCTCTTGCGACCATGATGATGAACGGCAACTCGGGAGGGTTCCTGAAGTAGTACAAGCGTTCTGTTCCGTCAATGAACGACTTATCTGAAAAGCTTCCTTCTGTTCCCGACATAAACCTTTTGAATGTGCTCGCGTCGCGAATGCTGCTCCCTATCACTTTGGCGTTGAAGGGCTGCCGCATCATCATCACGCCATCTTTCCTGATCAGTGCAACCGATCCCTTCTTGCCGAGCGACAGGCCAGAAAATAGCTGCTTGAAATACTCAAGCTGGAGATCTATCAAAACTACCCCTGCAAAAGTGCCATCTGCATGAGAAATGCGACGACTGAGCGGGATGCTCATAGCGTCACCATGCCGCTTTGATACGTAGGGGTCGCCAATGTATAGCCCTGCGGTTGGATTTGTCTTGTGGGCGATGAAGAAGTCTCGGGATGAAAAATTGGCACTTTTCGGGAATTCTTCCCTTGCATCAAGCGCGACGTTTCCCTGTGTGTCCAGGACAACAAAAGATCCCAAGTGTGTTGCGCTAGCAGCTCGGTCAAATAGGGCGATTGCTCGCAGGCGAGGCGGGGCTCTCATCAGCTCGGGGTCGTTCATCCCGTCGACTACGGCCTGCAGTGATAGGTCGTAGAGCTCTATGTTTCGAGCAACATCATTTTCTGCGAATAGAGCCAGATTTCGCGATGTTTCAATGGCATGCGTCGTAGTGTCCAGGCGGCTTTGATAGAGGGTGGCTGCACATATTGCTGCCATTGAGATTACAAGTGCTCCGGCTGCCCAAAGCATTGAATAGGGTGCGTTAGGGAAGGAGCTGCGACTGAACTCAAACCTTTGCTTTAGATTCATGTTTTCGCTCGCTCCCGCACTGGTGACTCATTCGACATTCGCTCAAGTCAGTTTGCAATGCTCTCTCTCTACATTTCACAATAGCCCTTGGATGTTGCACTTGGGCTTTCTGCCATAGACGTTGTAGGATGCTTGCGGTCATTTAGCGCAAGCTCGCATGCCGTAGCAGAATTTCCTCGATTTCCTGAATGTCAACCGACGTGCAACCCAGCAGCTCGCGCCTTGCATACCTCACCACAGGGCTGTTGCGGTCGCGGCGGTCCACCTTGTCGGGCAGTCCGTAGTGATGGACGCGTGCCACGTAGGACACGCGGGGATTCATGGCCACGCTGGCCATGTCTGCGGTGACATTGCGCTGCAGGTTGCGAGCCTTGCGCAGCCCCATGAACATTTGCCCACGAATGGCGCCCTGGCGTTTGGCCAACTGCTCGCGCGGGCGGCGTGGCTCATAGGGGGAGCCGTCCGGGTTGCGCTGGTCAGCAATGCGCTGAGCCTGACTTTTGCGCAGATAGGTGGCCACCTCCAGCATGGCGGCCTTTCGTCCTGCTGGCTCCATGCGCTGTAGCAGTGGCGTGGCCCACTGCGCGAGCTGCTCCAGGGCGTCGGCCATCAGTCAAACCCTTGTGTCTGGTGCCACTCTGCGCCAATCTTTCCGCCCAGATAAAGGCTGTAGTCGCCGGTTGCGTAGGGCTTGGGGCTGTATATCTCGCCCCTGTGTTCTGCGGTCAGGCGCTGGCGGCCTTGGTCGTCCTTGTCTTCCTTGACGATGACTGTCTCGGTCAAGTCCACCTCAATCACAAGGTCCACTTTGTCGTTGGCCAAGACTTCCACATCAAAGCGCAGACCCTTGGCGGCCCTTTCCTTGTTCTGCAGCAGGTCCGGCTGGTAGGTGCTGAGCCAGGCCAGGATGGGAACCGCGAACAGATCCATATTGCCCCCGAAGTCCAGCATGATGAGGCGCACCGTGAAGCGGTATTCAAAGGAAAGCGTTTCGCCGCTGCGCGCCACCATGTTGCCGGACTCGACAAACATCTTGAGCCGCTGCGGGTCGGTCTGCAGCTCAGGGATGGCGCCTGAAAGGAAGTTGCGCAGTGATTGCGGCTTCTTCATCGCTGCCCCCCGTTGGCTTGGCGCATTACTTGGGCGTATCCGTCGATGCAGGTGTTGAGGTCCCTGATTGCGTTGTCGCCGTCTTCGGTGATGCGGACAAGAGCTGCAGCATCCGCTGGGTCAATGTCGGCTCTCGCTTGGACAGGCCCAGCGGCGGCACCGTGATTGCCTCCCGGCTGGGCGGTGGTGCGGACTGACAGGCGCAGAGCGCCACTGCGCAGGTCAGAGTCAAGGCGATCAAAGGCAGTCTTTGCATCAGCTTTTTCCAGTTGGTTGCGGTCCAGAATCTGGCCGAGCTGCCCAGCCAGCTGGCCGCTGCGCTCGATGGAGAACTCCAGGCGCTGGACAGCGGCGGCGCTGTGCTGGGCCTGGGCTTTTTGCATGCCCCGATCCTCCGCGCGCTGGTCCACGGCGTAGAGCAGGAACAGCAGGGCAATGGGGACGACCAGCCGTGTGAGGGTGGTGATGATGCTGGCGGGCGTCATGCTGGCAGGAATGGTTTGCCCCCCAGAAATTCACCCAGGGCGCGATTGAGCTGCCAGCCGTATTGAAAGGCCTCATCCTTGGGGCGACGCTCGGCCAGCTCCTGCAGATACACGGACTGGCGGGCAACGACCATGCCAAAGAGCACGCCACCGCCTTCACGCCCGCGCTTTTTGAGGAAAGCACGCAGGGCGGCCAGGGTGATGGTGCCGATTCGGCCATCATCTTCCAGGTCGTCATAGTCGGCCTGCTGGCGGTTGAGCACATTCAGCGCCCGCTGCAACTGAGCTGCGGCAGTCTTCTGGCCGGCCAGGACGCCGAAGTCCAGCAGGCATTCCGCAAGCGCCGGGTAGACCTCATCGACTAGGTGGAATTTTGGCTCTACCCAGTAGCGGCGCAGGTAGATGGTTTGCGCTGTGGCATGAGGCAGGTCACGCATGGGGCCGGTGTAGCCATAGGCGCGAGCCGTGGCCACGGTGATGCCGAATTTGGTTTCTCCGCCCGAGTCCTTGGGGTCGTTGACGTAGCCGCCCTCGCGCTCGATTAATTCATTGATGTAGGTAACGGCGCTCATTCGGCACCTCCCTTGCGGCCCGCAGCGCCATGGCCCGCAATGTCGCCACGCAACTGGTCGGCCATTTCAGTGATGGTCTGGCCTTCGCTGCGCTTGAGCCAGAGGAAGACGCCCGCCACAATCCACGGGCCAGGGATGGAGCAGACCACCAGCACGCAGCCGGTAATGATGAAAAAGCCCGCAATGGACGGCACGGCGGCCATGGTGGCGAGTCGCATCCCAGCCTCAAAGACGCCCGGCCAGTGCTGCATGAGCAGCACCAGCGCGGGCACGCCGAGCACAAAGCCGCTGACCAAGCAGGCCAACACGCGGTTAAGCAGGTCGCCGCGCGGGTCGGTGCTGCGAAGCGGCACGAAACGCAGGCCCAGCCAGAAGGCAATCAGGCTGGCAATGACCGGCAGGGAGAAGAGAGCGAGCTTGTAGCCAGCAAAGGTGCCTACGGCAGAGGTGGGTTCAGACATGGCAATGAATTGGTGGTGTGAATCTGGTGTCAGTCCCACAGGGAAACGGTTTTCGGTGCGGTGGGGGCGGTAGGGGGATCGGGCAGGATGACCCGCCGACCCAGAGGCAGAACGGGGCCAAGCGCGGCAAGGCCTGGGTTCAATGCATAGGTGGCTTCTGTCACCCCTGCAGTGGTGCCCAGGTGGCGCAGACAAAGCATGTCCACGGTGTCTCCCTGCTGTGCCTGGACGGTGATGGACATGGCTAGATCAGCTCCGATTCCATGCGGGCCACGCCCAGGATGTCGCGCACGGCGCGCAAGGCGTCCGCACGGTAGTCACTGGCCTGCAGCTCGCGGCGCTCATCGCCGGGCTCGGTGCGGCCGGTGGCGTCGGCACCCGCGTAGCGCTCGATCAGGTCGGCCTTTGCGTAGGCGTAGACAGCACGCTCAAAGCACAAGACGTTGACGCTGGTTCCGTTGATGGCGATGGCTGGGACAGAGGAAAGCGCATCGAACCCGGCAGCAGCTTGCGCGGCAGCCCAGTTGCTCAGGTCCTTTATGACGCTGGCCAGGGCATTGGCAGCAGCGTGGGTGAGGCGGCCAGCAGTTACGGAGCCGTCAACGTCCACGCTGTCGCGCAGCTTGGCTAGGTCGATATGGGGCCAGAAGCTGCCCGCGTCAAGCACGCCCGTGATGGGTGGCTTACTGGGCGGGTCGGTCACGATGATGGGCGGCGCGTTGGCAATCATGGTCATGGTGCTGGGCTGGTGTGGCGCCAACGTAGTGGGCGGTGGTCGCAGGGCGTTGCGGTAGGCCGAAGCCTTCGCGCGGCCCTGCGAGCCGCCCAGCACGGGGGCTGTGCTCGGTGGGTTTAGCGCTTGCCTTTGGCTGCAGGCTTGGCCGGGGTAGTTCGCTTGCGTGGCGCAGGCGCAGCGGTGGCAGCTGCAGCTGCCGGTGCAGCAGGGGCCGCCGCGCCATCGGCCTGGGGTGGTGCCGCCAGGGCGCGCAGCTTGCGCTCGATGCGCTCCATGTCCTTTTTGACGCCGCTCTGCGCGTCCAGCTTGAGAGCCTGAGCCAGCAGCGCCTGGACGCCGCCCAGGGTTTCCTGGGGGATGTCGTCCAGCGCCGGTTCCTCGGCGGTCTGGACCTTGCCCAACATGGCATAAGCCGTGGCCTTGTAGAGCTTGGCGCGGGCTTGGTCGGGGGCGTCCAGGTTTTGCGTGACGCCATCCACGGCCGTCAGGTGCTCGGCCGGGTGGGTGTCGTCGGGCACCATGCCGCTGGCGTCCGGCTTGACGGGGCTCCACTGACCGCCCAGGTAGGCGCCCGCAAACTCGTCCATGAGCAGGGCGGCCGTGCTGCGGTGGTACTGGTCGGGTAGGGGCAGCTTGTGCTGCACGGCATAGGCAGCCATGCGCAATGCCAGGCCGTAAGCCCCGGCGTCAATGGCCCAGACCATGGTGGTGGTGAGGACCAAATCCTTAGCGCCTCGGCCGTTGGTCAATGCGCCCTCGATCCAGGGCAGGTAGTCGGGCAGCATGGCGGCCTTGGCTTGGCGCTTGAGCTGTACCGATTCCATGTTTTTGAGCGTGCGCTTGTCGGTGGCCAACTTGGCCATCATCAGCTCGTATTCGCTGCCCTGGACCTCGATGCCGAACGGACTTTCAGCCTGAGCCTTCGCAGCCAGCACGCGGGCGCGGTGACGCTGTGCGGGAGTGAGTTGCATGATGCGTTTTCCGGTAGTTGCGGAGAGAGGCCGCCGCCGGATGCGGACTGACGGCGGCCCGGCTGGGCTTAGGCCTCGACGATTTCGATGTTTTCGACCACGGCGGCGAGGCCGATGTCTTCCACCACGTAGGCGTCATTGCTGGACTCGTAGTTCTCCACGCGGTTGCGCTTTGGGTTCTCCACGATGTAGCGGCGACGGCCGCCGCGCTGCCAGTACACAGACAGGTTGTCCAGCGTGGTGATGAACAGGCCGTTCTCGGGGAAGAACGGCACTTGCACAGCCGGCAGGCCGCCCACGCGCTTTTGGCTGATAACGATGTCGGCCGCCAGCGTTTCGCTGGGTGCCTGATTGGTATTGACCAGGGGGAAATACTTGTCGTGGAGCAACTTGGCACCCATTACGCAGACAAGGTTGGGGTTGTTGCGGTGCCAAGGGTCTAGCATCTGCTTGGCATCAAAGACTGCGGCGTCCAGATTCTTGAAGTCGCCAGTACCGCCGATGACGACCTTGCCCGCCACCTTGCCTTCGTGCATGACGCTCTGGGGTGCTTCTTCGCGCATCTTCTGCAGCCAGCCCTTGTTCACGTCCTGCAGCAAGGGGTTTGCCGCAAGGTCGGTATCGGGCTCGATGGCCACGCCGTTGAAGCCTATGCACATGCGGTCCAGCGCTTGACGTTGGGCCAGCATGCGCGCCACACGGATCTGGAAGTCGGGGAACTTGGCCCAGGCGTCGATGAGCGCATATTTCAGGTGCGAGTCGTAGTTGGTCTGCTGGCAGTGGTAGCCGCGAGCGTTGATGCCGCTCAGGTCGCGGGTCTGGCGATCCTTGCTGTCCGTGTTGGTGCGGCTGGCAATGGGGCCGGACAACGACAGGCCGAGCTTTTCGCCTTGCATTTCATCCACTGGGATGATGTTGATGCGCTGCAGGAATTCGCTGGACTCCTGCATGGCGCTCTCCAGCTTTTGCTGGACGCTGGGAGCGACGGCAAATGCTTTGCTGGTGTCGTCGGCATTGACGCTATTGAGCAAAGCCACACGGGCGAGAAGTTCGTTATAACTTTTACGGCTTTCGTTGCGCATGAATGGTTCCTTGAAGTGGGACGGAATGGGGTGTTGATGGTTTAGAAGTCGGTCTGTTGCTGACCGCCGCCGCCACTGGCCACGGGGCGGCGGTTGGGGGCTTCGGTGTTGTCCAGCTTGGCGAACTGCTGCTTGAGCTTGTCGATGTCCGCGCTCATGGCTTGCAGCGATTGGTCGGTCTTGGCCTGGGAGGCTTGTGTGGCCTGGACATGCTTGGAGAAGTTTTCGCCCAGCTGGCCAAAGCCATCAGCCACAGCTGCAAAACGGGCGTCGTCGGTGACTTCCTTGCCGGTGAACTTGGCCACGGCGGCGGCAATGCTGGCCTTGAAGCTGGCCACGATGCCGGCGCTTTCGTCTTCCAGCTCCAGAGTCAGAGGCTCGGCCACGGAAAACACATCGTCGGGTTGTTCCTTGCGCAGCTTGAAGGGGTTGGCATCCGGGTTCTTGGCAGCGAACTCCAGCATTTCGGTGCCCAGGCTGGCGGGGTTGTCGGTGACGGCCAGACCGACCAGATAGGCCTCACCGCTATCGGCAAAGCTGGGGCGGACCTCGATAGAGGTGTAGAGCTTCTGGCGGCGCCTGTTCAGTTCGACCAGTTCATCGGTGGCATCGATCTGGGCGAGCAGAGCCAGCTTTTTCTGGCCGCCGATGTCCACCTCTTCGGTCTTGACGGCCAGCACATCGCCATAGGCGCGGAAGTCGCTGTTAGGGCCATAGCCGCGGATGTGCTCCATGTTGACGCGGGCGCCGTACACCTTGGGGTTGTAGTGCTTGGCGATCTGCAGCAGCCAGTCACGGTCGATGGTGCGGCCGTCAGAGGTGGCGCCTTCGACGGCGACGCGGAAGAAGCGGGATTTCTTGGACATGGATGGATGAGCCTCGCTGATGGGTTTGCCGGTGTCCGGCGATGAGTTAGCGGTGAGTTCTCATGGTGTCCAGCGGCCTGCGCCGCGTCACGCTGGTGTCGTTGTGGCGGCGCGGTGGACGTAACCGCGTGCTGGTTTAGATGGAGCTCGCCCGGAAAACTGCCTGCCATGGCACGAAAGAAACCGACCGGGGATGACTGCGCCCCATTTGCTGCAGGCGAGCAGCCACAGGCCAAAGCCGCCAAAAAGAAGGACGCTGATTTCGGTGCGCTCGTGCTCGCCCAGGCCCAGGAACAGGGCAGCGCCATGCAGGCAGCCGTGCTGGCCAATAGCTCGCAGCCCAAACAGGTGGCACGGTATCTGTACTGGCAAGGCTGGCGGCCCAAACTGATAGCGGAAAAGCTGGGCGTTCCGGCAACCACGCTTTACGGTTGGCGCGATGCGGAAGAGTGGGACAAGTTCACGCCGCTCGATCGCGTGAACGGCGCGCTTGAGCTGCGCATGGTGCAGCTCATCATGAAGGACGAGAAGACGGGCGGCGACTTCAAGGAAATAGACCTGCTCGGTCGCCAGCTGGAGCGCACCGCACGGGTGGAGCGCTACCAAGAAACCGGCAAGGAAGGGGACCTAAACCCCAACATTGCCCGCCGCAACGCTGCACCCAAGCGCAAACCCAAGCGTAACGAGTTCATGCCCGAGCAGACGGAGCAACTGCTCGAGATATTCCACGCGGGAAATTTTGGGTATCAAAACCGATGGTTTGAGGCCCAGAAGGAGCGCACGCGCATTCTGCTCAAGTCGCGCCAGATTGGAGCTACCTACTACTTTGCCCGCGAAGCCTTGATTCGTGCGGTGCTCGAAGGGCGCAATCAGATTTTTCTTTCCGCATCCAAGGCCCAGGCGCACCAGTTCAAAAACTACATGGTGGCTTTTGCCAATGAAGTGGGGGTAGACCTGGGCGGCGATCCCATGGTGTTGTGGAATGGTGCCGAGCTGCATTTCTTGGGCACCAATGCCAAGACGGCTCAGGGCCGCAGCGGGGATTTCTATTTCGATGAGTTCTTTTGGACGGGCAATTTCAAGGAGCTCAACAAGGTGGCCAGCGCCATGGCCACGCATAAGCATTGGCGCAAGACCTATTTCAGCACGCCATCAGCAAAGAGCCATGAGGCCTATTCGTTCTGGACCGGCGAGGACCGCAACCGGGGGCGAGATAAAGCCAAGCATGTGCAGATTGACCTGAGCCACAAAGCGCTGGCCAACGGCCTGCGCTGCGCAGATGGACGATTCCGCCACATCGTGACCATTGATGACGCGCTGCGCCTGGGCTGCAATCTGTTTGATCTGGCCGAGCTGCTGGAAGAGTACCCGGACGACGAATTCTCAAACCTCTTCCGTTGCGAATTCATCGACGACAGCAATTCACAGTTCACGCTGCAGATGATGCAGGCGTGCATGGTGGATTCGTGGGAGGCATGGACCGACGACTTCAAGCCTCTCGCCGCGCGCCCATTTGCGTGGCAGCCGGTGTGGGTTGGCTATGACCCCTCGTTTACCGGCGACACGGCCGCCCTGGTGGTGATTGCACCGCCCAAGGTGCCGGGCGGCAAGTTCCGTCTGCTGCACCGCCAGCAGTTTCGGGGCGCTGATTTTGAGGCCCAGGCCGAGTACATACGCAGCATTACCGAGAGGTACAACGTCACGTTCATGGGCATCGACACCACGGGCTTGGGTCAGGGTGTCTATCAGAACGTCATCAAGTTTTACCCGCAGGCGCGTGCCTATCACTATGACTTGGCACTAAAGGCGCGTCTGGTGCTCAAGGCCAAGCAGGTCATCAGCAAGGGCCGCCTGGAAATGGACGCCGATTGCACAGATGTGGCCGCTGCGTTCATGGCCATCAAGAAGGTGCTGACGCCCAGCCAGCGCCATGTCACCTATCAGTCCGGCCGCTCGGACGACATCGGCCACGCCGATCTGGCCTGGGCGGTCATGCACGCACTGGATAACGAATCACTCGCCGGGGATGTCCACGGCGGCAGCTCATCTGTAGAGGTTTACGAATGACCAAAAAGAATCCCACCCCCATGGCCAAGGCTGAAACACAGGGAGGGCAGGTAGAGGTTTTCACCTTCGGGGACCCTGAGCCGGTCAGCCGCCTGCGCCTGATGGACTATGTGGAAGCGATGTTTAACGGCCGCTGGTATGAGCCGCCGTTTCCGCTCGATGGGCTGGCCGATGCATTCCGGGCATCGCCGCACCACAGCTCTGCCATCTATCTGAAACGCAACCTGCTGACATCGAGCTTCATCCCCCATCCGATGATGTCGCGCGAAACTTTCAAGGCCTGGGCTACGGACTTTCTGGTGTTCGGCAATGGATACCTTGAAGCCCGCCGCGCTTTGTCCGGCCGCACCATGCGTTTTGAACATTCACTGAGCCGGTACATGCGCCGGGGCCAGGAGAAGCGCTATTTTTACGTGCCCAACTGGCGCGAGGAACATGAGTTCGTGCCTGGCTCCGTCTTCCATCTGCGCGAGCCTGACATTAATCAGGAGCTGTATGGCCTGCCCGAGTATCTGAGCGCGTTGCAGTCGGCGCTGCTGAATGAGTCGGCCACAGTCTTCCGGCGCCGCTACTACGAGAACGGCAGCCACGCCGGTTTCATCATGTACCTGAGCGACAGCGCGGTGAGCAATGGGGATGTGGAGAAGCTGCGCGAGCAGCTGCGCAAGTCAAAGGGGCCGGGCAACTTCCGCAATCTGTTTGTCCACGCCCCGGGCGGCAAGCCCGAAGGCCTCAAGTTGATTCCCGTCAGCGAGATTGCTGCCAAGGATGATTTCAGCGCGATCAAGAACGCGAGCAAGGACGATGTGCTGGCCGCGCATCGCGTGCCGCCTGGACTGCTGGGCATCATCCCCAACAATACGGGCGGCTTCGGCAATGCCAGCCAGTCCCTGGAGGTGTTCCACGCGAATGAAATAGTCCCACTGCAGGGGCTGTTTGAGACATTCAACGAGTGGGCCGGCATGGACATTGTGAGGTTTGCACCGCGGACGGTTAGCGGAACCTAG